TCCTACTGATGTGGCTAATTGACTTGTATATGTAGAATCTAAATATACCCAGAATGTAGTTGTAAAATCTCTACCTCCTGTTATATTATTTTGAGTACCTTGATTACCATAGATACCTATAGAAGCACTTTTATTTACGTATGTATCTGATGTATTACTTGTAGACGTTCTTAATACATAATAATTATTTTGAGCGCCTACTACAGCTCCTGCGTCTGTCAATTCAATAGTTTTTGTATTTTCAAAATTGTCGTGTCCACCATGTCTAAAAAGAACAGGTTTATATGTAGTAGTCGGTGCTTCACTTGTTTTAAACCACTGACTATAATTAAATGATTTGTTTACTGCAATGTGCTGATCTAATAAATCTCTAGCACCACTTCCATCTGGAGTAACTACTGCTCCATTTACGTCAAAATTTAAGCCGCCTCTTGCGTGTTTATTTTTAAATTCTCCTGCATCAGGAGTTAGTTTTACATACTCTTCGTTTCCAATTACGTCTACAACATTAGCTCCTGAAGTAGCTCCAACAGTACGAGTTACAGCCGGACACCAGTTTTGTCCGTCAGGAGACATTTCAAGTTCGACATCTACTACACCTGTACAAGAAGCATCAGTTTTAACGCTAAGTACATGTCCTTCACTATGATCTGGCATAATTATAGGATTTGAAGTAATTGTATCTCCTTGTCCTTTAGACGATGCGGATGTTACAAATATTTTTTTATTATCTGATGACATTATATCTCCTATAAAAAACTCCCTAAAAAACCCCCCGACCATTTTGACCAGTCAGGGGGGAGAGGACCAGGGAGGAATGTCCTCTTTTAGGTTATACTGAAAGCCCTTTAATTACGCCATGAAAACATGGATTAATGTAAGTCTCTAAGTAACCACCGTAACGAGCTTCATACTCATCAGCTCCTGCTTTACGTAAGAAAACAGTACCATCATCATCAAACCAACCAAAGTCAGGTCTGTGATAAATATGAATATGGTTATCGTTTAGTAAGTAAATTCTATCGTCTTCAACGAAACGCTCAGGGAAAATACCTACAGCTCCGTCAATTGACATGAACTCTATACCAGAAAAACTGATGTCAGCACCAGATTTTGACTTTAAGCCAGCTCTAGTATTAACATTGTATTGTTTTTGAGATTCTAGAGAGTCTAGAATTTTTTGATATTGCTTGAAAGATGTAATAATCAAGTTAGGTGATTTACCACACTTTTTCTTAATTCTTAACATCATCTCATTCAATTTGTCTGTAGAGAAATCAGGAGAAGCAGCTTGATTTACATCACTAGCATCCATTACTTCAGCGTTCCATCTACGTCCTCTAGTTACTTCATGAAGTTTAGCTTCGCCAGCTTCGTTAGAAAGAACTTTTAGTCCGATTGGATCATTGCCTTGAGAACCTTGCATAAAAATGTCAAGATCAGCAGCTATACTAGCAGTACCTAAATTTTGAGATCCTACTAATCTTTTAAGTTGTACTACTCCTGTAGAAACATCTACTGTAACAATTTCAAAAAGAGATGTAGAAGAAGTGCTTCCTGATCCAATATTAACAAGATCTCTCTCTTCAACGTCAGCTTCTTTAAAACCTGCTACTAATTTTACTATTGGCTCTTCTTCAGTACCTCTATCAGATAATAGATTTGATTCAGAAGCGTCAATTGTTGCTAGTTTACCAGATCCATCGCTAAAAAGGATACGAGACATGTTTCTCATGAAAGACTCAACACCTTTTTTAACAACTTCTTTTGTAGCTTGTACGAAAGCACCTTCAGAAGATAGAGAAGCTTTCATTGTTTCACGATCAATATCTACTACTGCGTAAACTTTTTTAGCTTCAATTTCTGCTGCTGCATACTGAGCTGAGTTTGCTTTAGGAAGAGAACCAGAACCTACACCACCAGCAAATGTTTGTGGAATAGAGATTTGTAGTTTTCTACCTGTAAAGTTATAAGATTTTTTTACTCGCCCTAAAAGTACGTTAGCGCTGTTATATACATTTTCAGAAAGCTTTTCGTACTTAATCTTAAATAGAGCATTAACATCTTGTAGTGTCAACTTCATTGCACTACTTCCGTCTACCTGTGCCATTTTTTAACTCCTTAGTTAAATTAAGTTTATAAATCATCCCAATCTAAAAATTCTTCTTTCTTAGATTTAGGGGGTTGTACCATCTCTTTCTTTTTAGGTCCTACCTTTTTAGAAAGAGTTTTTGATGTGTCTTCCTTTACCTTACCATAAACCTCACTGACTATTTCAATTAGATCGTTGTCATCAAACTGGGGATTCTCCAAAATCACCTTTTGAAGGCTTTCAACAATCGCCTCGTCATTAGTTAATGAAGGATTGACTTCTCTAAGAATATTGTCTGCTTTGGAGATTGCAACTTTGCCATTGTAATACATAGCAACAGTATTAGCATCAATTGTTCCTTGATAATCAGAATCCTTTAATTCATTGTAAGCTAAAACAAAATCATCATCCGATATGCCATGAGCTTCCTGAATTTGCTTAATCGTAGAAATCAATTCCTGTTGGGATTGTTGATATTTAGATCTTGCTTGTTCAGACTCTTGTTGTTGTCGTAGGTACTCGTTTTCTGCCTGAAGCTTCTCATATTGAAGTTGTTCTTCAGACATGCTACTCATACGCATGACTTCCGGTGCTAAGGATTTAACCATTTCTCGCTTAAACTCGTATGGTTTCATACCAGCAAAAGCTGCAAAATGATGTAAAGCTCCTAAAGCATCCTTGTTTTGCATACTTTCTTTAAAATTTGTTAATACAGTGTAAATATCTTCTATATCTTTATCATAAGATTGTCTAAAAGTTTCAAATTCTTTTCTGTTTTCAGAAAGCTCTTGAAATTTTCTTTCATAAGATACTTTACCACTATAATTATTTAATAGTTCTTGCAATTCTACATCTACTTCTTCTCCATCTACTTTATGTTTAAATAAAGTATTTGCTGCAAGTTCTACATTTTCGTCATTATAAGACCCTAAGATCTTTTTAATTTCTTTTTCAACTTCTTCTTGAGATTGTTCTTCAATTGTCTCTTCAGCCTTTTCTGAAGAAGCTTCAATCTCTTCTCCTTCACTCTCTCCTTCAATAAGTTGTTCGTTTTCTTCTGCCTTCTTCTCGACAGCCCCTTCTGCAACGGTATCAAAAATTGATTCTCCTTCACTAGATGTAATACTATCTAAATCATCAAAAGATATACTGGAAGCATCTTCTACATTGATATTATCAGAAGATACATCTTCATCTATTTGTTGATCTAAATTCCTTAATTCTTCACTCATACTTTTCTCCCTTTAAACTATTTTCTTGTATTTCTGATCTATCCTCTCCAGGAACTTGTCCTGTAATAGGTTCTCCTTTATTAGCTTGTCCTTGAACAATAAGTGTTTGCTGTTCCTTTGATAGTGGAGTAAATCCATTAGGAAACATTGGAAACAAAGGTAATTCTGCTAACTTAGATTGAAATAATGGATTTTGTTGTGCTTTTTCTACCATTAAAAATTCATGTATAGCTATATGTTCCAATAATTCTTGTCTATATAGTGGAGGACATTCTTCTTTAAATGATCTATCTTGTACTGCTTTAGTATGTACTTTCCAGTGAATAATGTGATCTTCAAAATCTTCTGGATCAGATACAAACTTACCTTGTAGAATATCTTCATTTTCTGATTCAGCAGTTCTTAAAGCAACAGTAATTAAACTATTCATTTTTTCAGAATCACCTAAATCTAATAAGTCTACCCATCTCTCATTAGATAAAAGATCTGGTTTCATTTGCATAATTTCTACTATACGTTGTAATTTACCAGCTTTTGATTCAGGTAATCCTGTACCTAATTGTAAGCGAACATCATAAGATTTATGTAGATTAGCTGCATCAAAATGTTTAATATTATATTTATTATTTTTACCTACTATGCGAACCATACGTCCATCATCAGAATCGTAATAATCTCCGCATACAGCTATTGTCATTTTAGCTAAATCTTTAATCATATCATTATGCTTAATAACAGTTGTACTATTACGCTCTTGCTCTTGTTCATTTAAAAACTGTAAAGCAACGGCAGCAGTTATACCTTGAGGAGGCGCTCCTCTGGATACACCTTGTACACCGTAAATCTGTCCCATCTCATCTCTCAACATATTCCTAAAATTGTATGCTTCTGGAGGATTAGGTCTAACTTGAATCATCTGAGGTGGAACAGGTCCTTGGTATTGTATAATTGTATTATCGTTTCCTAATGAATCTACCTTACAAGCGCCTCTAGGCATAACCCATTTAGCATGTCCCATAAGATAAATATTTTTAGCTAATAATGTTGATAAATTGTCATGCATCCTTTGTATAGGAGCTACTAGTTCATAAGTAGATACTCCATTTAATTTTTCAGGAAGATCCATGTCAGTAAATCTTATAAAAGGTAAGTTACCATGGCTAAAAGGTAATATATCTTTTTCAAGTAAAACATCTTTAGTAAATTTTACGTAATATCCTTTACTACAATGCTTAGTATGTTTATGATACATCTCATATACTACTGTTTGCTCTTCTAAAAGTGTTTGAGTTAATTGTTCTGTATCAAACATACGTACATTTTCAGTAGTTTTAATTTTTTTATCTAATTCAGGATAATCTTTTTTAAGTGTTTCAGTAGCTTCTACTGATACTCTAAAACAATATTCTACATCTTTTATATCTTTTTTTCTTTGAAGTAAAACTCTCCAAGGAACCTCTACTTGATAAGTTATATCTCCTATACGCACATCTTCTGAATACTCACTTTCTTCAATTAGTCCTAATGCCTTACCTTTTAAATAACCAGGATGTAAATCACCTTTGCTTTTGTCCCATAAAACAAAGCAATACGATTCCCCAAAAATAAAAGCATTGCGTAACATTTTTTGTCTTAAATCATCTATATTATTTAGATACCATAAATGATCTATTAAATATTTAACGGTTCTAGCAGCACTTCTGTCCTCATATTCATCATTAGAAGGTAATACATCTATAGAAGGTTTTACTCTAGATAACTGAGATATACGTGTTTCAGTCATATCATGTAAATGATTAACTACAAATTTGTTAATATTGCTAGATAATGGTCTATCTTGTCTTCTATTTAAAGAAGATTTAGAAGAAAAAGGATAAGATCCCTTATAAACTTCTAAATTATGTCTCATACTAGAATTTCTAGATAAAGATTCTTTTTCAAGAGCTTGAGTAATAGTTGTACACCACTCTAAAACTTCTTTGTCATCGTTTTTATTTATAGAATGAAAAGGTTTGATGTTTAATTTTTCTGGAAAATCTTCTACTATATCATCAAAAAAATTCATCTATACCATCCTATATATTTCTTCATTATCTTCTTTTTGCTCTTTATTTATTTCATCTAAGACTGAAGGATCTGTACCAAAAGAGGGATCTAGTGCTTCAGTAGTAGGCATAAATTGTACAGTATGAGTTTGTTTTTCCAAACTTTTAACTAAAATTAGAGCATACAGCGTAAAAGGTAACAGAATTGCTGTCAAAACGCAAGAGATAATTGATAAAATAATTGATATTTGTGTAATATCCATAAGTTAGTCCTCCCATATATTTATATTTGCTGTCCAGTCGTTTTCTACTATCATTTCATTATAATCTTGTTTAAAAGATCTCATTCCTCTATCATCTTCTTTTAGTTTATTAGCTTTCTCAATAACTTCATTCATGTCATAATTTGCAGCCGCATTTAGGTATCTCCAACAATCTATTAAGTGGTCGTTTTTCTTAGGAATATCACCTTTATCTGTTCTTACATATTGCTGTACTTCCCATTTTAATTTTTGCATACGATCTGTAAAAGTAATAGTGTTATATATCATCTGATCTTTACATAAAGATAATCCATTTTCTTTCTTGTATAAATGTTTAGCTGTAGGCATAAAATAATCTCCAAATTGACCCATTAATTCTGTAGCAAACCAGGCGGCTGCTTCATCATATACCTTATACCAATCATCTATTTCAATATGAGGATTTAATTCTTTCATTTTAGCTTTTATTCTTGGGTATATTTGTCTGACTGAAGTATTTTCCTGTGAGGTTTCGTAAATTTCATCAAGAATATACACCTGTTTAGTGTAAGGATTAATAGCAGCAAAAAGAACGGCAAAACAAGTAGTGGAGCCAGGATCAGTAATGCAATACCAATCAAGCTTTTTAAGATCTTTTTGTATATCATTCATTACTCCTCTGAATGAACATAGTCTTTTGGGGTCAAACATGGGGAAAATAGCGTTCCTTCCTCCCAACGAGATTTCTCCAAAATACTCTCGTTTGATAACATCAATCTCACCACGAACCCTGAGCTTTTCAATTTCCCTGTCGATCTCTTCCTTAGGTGTGTGTGGGTTATCATAAGATGAGGCGATAATATGTGCGCAATCGGCTCTTTTAAGACATTCATCAGCAAACTCCATGTATTGCTCTTGGTTTCTGTCACCTGGCTTAGGCGGTGTTCCAATTATTATAAGAGGTGCTTTGCGTACAATTCTGTTAGGGTTCATTTCTGTATGGAACATAGGATGAAATACTTTAAACTCATCATATACTACAAAGTCTGGTGTTAATCCGTTAGCAGCAGCCCAGTTTTCTGATCCAACAATTTTTATTGTACTATTATTTTTAAATGTTATACGTGAATCAGTATTTGCTGTATGTTTTATATACTTAGTTAAAGGATTTTCTCCTCCAGGTACAAAACGTCCATTTTCATCTTTTTGTCTACCGAATTGAGATAAACGACCATTATGCCAGACCAGTTCTCGTCCATGAGCTAGTTCTGGTGTTATATAATAACAAGTAGATCCTGGGTTTAACAAAGCATGGCGCCACAACATGTAAACGGCAAAGTCTGTCTTTCCCCATTTTCGTCCACATTGAATAAATACTGTATTAACGTCACCCTTTATTAAAGGCATTCCTACCTTTACTTGTCCTTCATGAGGACCCCAGTATTTATGCAAATCATCCATGATCTGTAAATAAAGGGCATCGCTAGGTTTTAAATCTATTAAACTCACTGTATTCTAGACACTTTACCATACTTAATTAAAGGACAATTACTGTACTCTATATTGTAAGAGCCAAAGAAAGTATGTACCACTTGGTTATTTGATGAATCAATCAATTCTTGACTACAAGTAACTTGTGTAATTTCATCTACAAAGTTTTTCTTTACACATCCATTACCATGACACCAATACTCATCTTTAGCTTTAGATTGATAATCTTCTAATGTAAGTTTCATACGACTTGCATTTACCTTTTCCATAGATTGAACAATATTAGTCCAAAACTCTAATTGATCTTCTACATCACCCTTATTAAAAGATCCTCTAAATGTACCCGAGGCTCTATGTGCCATAGAAATCATGTTCCTAACACCATGTCTCTTACCTGGACAAGCTTGTAGAAAATGATGTGCCATTGAGTGAGCCCTAATAGCTAGGCACTCCACATTCCTAGGTATCGTAGCAAATAACTGAACAAAATCGAGCCCATCGAACACAGAACCACCAGGACTATCAAGAACAAGATATATTGTGTCTCCCGGTTTAGTTTTGAAACTAAGTTTGAGCAAAGCTCTTGAAGCTTCAGCAACGCTTTTACCATTTACTTCCCCTTTAAATAGAACATGATTGTTCTCAGTTAATTCAATCTTCCCCAAAACTATCGCTGGTAGAAGCATCATCATCACTAATAGTGTTTTCATCATCAATCTCCCTAAAAGATGCGTCCTCTATGTAAAAAGGATCTTTCTTTAACTTCGCCTTTAACTCGATTACCGTAGAAGGCTTGTTTGTACTTATTATATCTGTCGGCTCACCATCATCTAATCTGATAATACGGTCTATTTCAGATATAATGTTAGTAAGTAATCGAGCTTCGTGTATTGTGGGAGGCTTGTCTCGCTTTTTTAGGTCTTCAATAGCCCTATCTACGCAATCAAGAGAATTAGATGTAAGATTTACCAATATAGCTCTCTTATTATCAGCCAAATCTCGCAATATTTCCTTACGTATTAGATTTCGCTCCTCTTCCCACTTATTTTTATGATATACCAGTGTCCGGTATTTAATATTCAATACTTTAGATATTTCTTTGAGAGGTTTGAAGTCCATAAACATAGACTTAGCTGCATCTAAATCATATTTTGACTGGATTTCGCTCACTTAGCCCTCGCCTTGCTTAGGAAACGTACGAGTTCAGGATTCTCATTAATTATTTGCATAAGAACTGGAGACATTAATCGCACTAAGTTTTCCTCTTTATCATAATCTTTCTTATCTGGCTCAAAATTAAATATGGCATCGGATTTATCTTCGAGTACCACATGTAGTAATTCATGTAGAAGAGTCTCCCTTGTAACCTCATCATTTTTACACTTGTATATAGTAACTGTTTTAGTGCTATGATCAGTCTTACCGTAAAGTTCCTCAGCTTCCTCAGGGCTCCAGTATATCGACCAGGTAAAACAGCCACATTTGAATTTAGAGGGTTTCTTCATTAAATCACTATATCAGAGCATCTTGCCAAAGTCAATACCCGGATAGTCCCTTTTTTTACATCTCGCTTCGCTCATATAAAAAAAAGTCTA